TGGGAGGCATGCAGAACAACTGATCCCATCCCCAATTGGAAAAGGGCGTCGTGTGACATGGCGTCCCCCCCAACCAGCAGATGAAGCCCTCAACGGGCAGCCCCCCTGCTATACGCATTGTTCAGGGAGAATTCAACATGGCGGCGCTCTTTACTTCACGGGAAACAGGCTGTAGCAGAAGGATCGCACAGGAGAGGTGGCCGAGTGGTTGAAGGCACCGGTCTTGAAAACCGGCAAGGGTTCACGCCCTTCGTGGGTTCGAATCCCACCCTCTCCGCCATCCTCATTTAGGCGTCCTTTCTTTTCAATGAGTTAAGGGGCGTTTTGTCTAACCTTTCCTCGCGGTTAGACAGTTTTTGTTCCCGTTCCATCCCGTAGGCCGTCGCCATCGCCTCTGTTGCGAGGCGGCGTTGATCGGCTGCGGCGGTGTAGCGGGAAACCTCACGGTCAGTCTTGTGACCAGTGATGGATTTGATTTGCTGATTGGAGCATCCGGCGTCGGCCAGGCGGCGGGCAGCAGCCTTTCGCAGACCATGGGCTGAACAATGCTTTAACCCGGCTTCATCGCAACGGTCGCGGAACCAGTTCCCGAATCCTGCCGGTGTGAAGGGCTTGCCATATGCCGTGGTCAGGAAGGTCATATTCTCAATCGGCGTGGCCTCGATGATTTGCCGCAACTCAGGATGTAGCGGAATGCGCAGCTTGGCGCTGGTCTTCTGTTGTGAAACCTTGATGGTATCACCTTCGATGTGCTGCCGGCCCATCACCACAGCATCTGAACGCCGCTGCCCGGTAAACAGCATCAGGGCCAACGCCAGCCGGGCTTTCGTGCCGATCTCGTGCCGCCCCTCGAACTGGGCAATCTCTTCCTCGGTCCAGGTGTGGAAGCCGTCGCCCTTGGTCGGGTAGCCGCGCAACCGGACGGTCGGATCGTCCTTGCGCATGCCAATATCGACGGCCAGGCCCATGAGGGCCTTGAGACGGTCCAGCAGGTTATTGGCAGCCGCAGGCCGGTCGGACATACCTCCAATGATGGCCTTGATATGCTTACGCTCTATCGCGGCAACCCGCTTGTCGCCATGCTGGGCACGGAACCTCTCGATAATGCCCCGATAGGTGGTTTGGGTGCTGGGCCGCAGCCCCGTAAACTCGGGAGAGCCATAATAGGCGGCGATCAGTGCATTGAAGCTGCCGGGTTTCGCCCGGTTGATGCCGGGCTGAATGGCAGGTGCCGCCTCTCGGTCAAGACAGGCTTGATATTCCTGCATGAACTCCGGCGTCCAGGCCACTGACTTGAAGTAATAATCGGCCTGCCCCTTACGGCGGAATCGGACACGAATCTTGCCGTGCCGGTCAGCGAATTCCGAGACATACTTAGGCAGCCGTTTACGACTCATCGGTCCAGCACCTCATCCCATTCGTTTTCAGTATGAGCCGTCTTCTGGTCTCCAAAAAGCAGCACTGCGCCCTCGCGGGTCAGCTTGACGCCTGCAATCCTCTCCACGCCAACGCCAGCCGCCAGCGCGGCCTTTATCAGGCGGGTCAGGTCAGCTTGTGTGCAGGGTGTGGAACGCCGGCTCATCCTGCACCGCCCTCATACGGTTCGCGGCTGGTGCGGGCCGTGATCTCCAGATAGTCCCGCCTGCCGATTTCCTTGATGCCGTCAATATTCCAGGCCCAGCCCTCATGGACGATGGCGTCCGTGAGCAGGATACCCCGCGTGGTCTCGGTCGAGCGGACGGTGAAGCGGGTGACAAGCGTGCTCAACACGATCTCCGCCGTGTACCTTTCACCATCCGACACGTCTTGGCGGTGCGCCCATAACGCGGCGATCTCCACATCTTCATAAATCGGCTCATTCAACGGCGTGGTGCCCGTCTGAACGGTGCGGACGATGTGGATGCGCCTATCCAGGTTGCCGGCCTGCATGCTCATGTCTCCAGCTTCCTGAGAGGCGTGAGCATGGGCAACTCACCCTTGCCGGCCTCCATACTGTGACGGTCATCATACATCCTTGCCACCCGCGTCAGGACGGCCAGTTTCAGCCGGTATGGCACGTCGAAGGGCGGGTTGTACTCATCCCAATCCACATCCGACGCAACGTCCTTCACGGCGTCAGATGCCGCCCAGATCATCCCTTGAATGATGGCGTCTTCCTCTTCGTGGTCGACGCGGAGATAGTCCTTGGCTTCCGCCAGGGTGACGAATTCATTCACCATCCTGCCCTCCATCACTGGGTCGCGGATTCCAGCCCTCTATTTGCCGGACTTCATCAGGATCGAGCACACCGCTCTCCAGGGCGATCTTGTGGGCATTCCACCGGGTTTCAGGATCGCCGCGAAGGAAGCCGGATAGGTCAAGCTCCAGCTCGTAAGGGCCGCCTGTCGGGAATACAGACCGGGCGAATTCGGCCTCGATCTTCCGCGCCCAGGGGGACAGGCAGAAGGTGGCGAACCACAAGCCGGCCTGAGCGGCATTGGTGAAGGTGTTGTTCTCGTATGCCTGCACGATAGGCGGCGGAACCTGGAACAGCCGGCATAGCTCGATCACACCAAACTTGCGGGTCTCCAGAAGCTCGGCATCCTCGGGCGAGATTTGCGCCTGCGTCCATTTCATGCCCCCGTCCAGGATCAGGGTGCTGCCGGCGTTCGATGCGCCGCCGTGGCGGTTCTGGAAGCTGGTGCGCAGACTGGCCCTTTGGTCGGGCTTCATCGTGCCGGGAACCTCCACAACGCCGCTGGGGGACGCCCCATTGCTCAGGAAGGCATTGGCATGGCTATTGGCCGCCTGCACCCCGGAAACCGTCTCAGCGGCCCGTGAGAGCCTTGAGCGGCCGATCTTTCCATCATCGGTGCGGTCGCGCAGGTGCAGCACCTCGCCCTCCAGATACCGGCGGGTATTGCCCCGGCCATCCGATACATCATAGGCTAGCCGTCCACTGGACAGTTCAGCAACCGTCACCATGCCCCAGGGCACATACAGCAAACCGGAGAGTTGCCCGTTGCCGCTGCGCTGGATGACGGCCAGGCCGTTGCCGGTGAGCAAGGTGCTGGCCACGAAATGTTCAACAAAATCCGGCCAGGTCATTTGAGGATTAACGCCCTGGCGCACGATCTTGTTGAGCGGATGCGTTTCCACCTCGATACGGTTGCCGTCCGCGTCGTAGCGGTAGACCAGCGCCGGCACATAGGCCAGCGCCGTGGAGATGGCGTTAACACACGCCAGCACCGTGCTCAGGTTCTCAGCCGCCCGCGCGGACAAGCCCGCGTAATATCCAATGCCAGGAGCCAGGGCGTTCCAAGAAAGGTCGGCACCGTCCCTTTTCTCATAGCCTGCCCATGAGGCAATACGGTCGATCATGCCCATTTGGTCGCCTCCGCCAGAACGAGCACCCTACGGCGGCGTTCTGCATCAATGCCATGCTGCAGGGCGCGAAGGGCGATCTCTGTATCAGGGTAAGCAGGCCAGGCCGACACAACACTGATTTCCCGCAGGTCGATGGTCCTGAGAGTACGGCGGTCGCCTTGCCAGCTATCGCCGCCCTTGGGAACCGTGAAGCCGAAAGACATTCCCCCCAAGTCGCCACGTTCGGCCAGGGCCAGCACGTCACGTCCGGCGCTGGTGTCGGGTACGTCCAGAGAGAAAGCCAGGCCCTTGCTGTCCTCGGTGAGCCTCAGAGTGCCGGAGCGGGTCCGTCCCAGCACCTTGCCCGAATCATGATCCAGCATGGCCAGTACGTCGCCCGCCAGCGCGCCGCGAAACGCGCCGGGGGCAATGGTCTCGGTGAAGCCGCCAAGGCGCGCCTCGCTGTTGAAGGTGGCCGCATATCCTTCGATACGCCTCCCAGCGGTGCGAACCTCAGCGAACGTGCGCCGTTCCATGTTGCCCCCGGCCGTCATTAGGCAGACTCTGCCGGCATCGCGGCGGTCGCGGTGGTCACGTCCTCGACCGAGACGAACGCCTTAGGATGGCGCACCGCGCAATCGACAGTGGCCATTGCCCTGATGCTGACATTGCCCTTGCTGTAGGCCGTGCTCTCGAACGGGTTCACCAGAATGTCGATCTCGGACCAGATGCCGATAAGCAACTCGCTCCAATCGCCATAGATCAGGCCGTGCTCGGTGCCGGGCGAACCACCAAGGGTCTTGGGCACCTGATTGCTGAACGTGGGAGTGATGCCGTGGAATACCGTGCTGACACCAATCGGACGGCCCATCAGGTCCAGTGCCGTGGCCGCGATCTTGCGGACTTCCGGCGTCGTCAGGATCGCCCGGCTGGCCCCCACGTTCTCGGCATCCGCCAGAGCAATGGCATCGGCCACAGCCTGGAAAATGGAAGTCGGGGAGGTCACGGTCTGGATGTTGGCCGTCTCCAGCACGCCGTCAGGCTCATTGGCCCCGCCCCCCTGGATCGCGGCCCGGTCGATGGTGAGAGCGATATTGCGGGCCAGCATCTGGCGCAGAAGGCCCTCCACATCCGGGGAAGCCTGCAACAGCATGTTCCGGCTGAATTCGGACAGTGCGCCGGCATGCTTCGGGCTGAGGGTGATGCTGTCGAAATCGGCATCATCGGCGGACAGTGCGCTATTTTCCGCAACCCAGCCGATGGCCGGGCTATCGGTCTCCCTCGGGATGCTGAGATTGCCGGTCAGGCCAGACAGGACGCGGGCACCCAGGCCGCGAACCACGCTGGAGGCCGTGAGGGCCGAAATATACTGGTCGGGGCGGTGATCAGTCGGCACCAGCTCGGAGCCGGTAGAGGTGGTCAGGACACGCTGTTCAAAGCATTCGGTCGGGATGAACACACCCTCGGCCTTGCGGCCAGCCCGTTTCGCCAGCTCGCCCTGCACCTCGCGCTCGAAGCCCCAATCCACCGCCAGGCCAGCGGCACCCGCGATTGCCCGGTTGACGCTGAACCGGAAACGGATTTCCGCATCCAGCTTGTGGTCGCCGTTGATGGGGGTGCCGGCTTCCATGCGTTCCGCCGCATCAACCTTCTTCTGGCGCTCCAGCTTCTGGTCAAGCTCGCGCAGCTCTTTTTCGGCAGCCGTGAAGTCGTCATTGTTGTCGGCCTCATGGGCCGCCGTCATGCGGGCCACGATGGCGGCCCTCTTCTCAAGCAAATCACTGGTTTTCATAAGAATCTCCTTCAAAGGGCAAATGCCCCTTCACAGCGGGGAATAGTTGCCGGCGCGCCACCCTTGCCCGCCTATCGTCCCCCCCTGCGCTGAACAGAAGACAGGGGAACCCCGCACCCGGAGCGGAGGGCAGCTTGTCGATGTTGGCCGGCCGGCGCGGCCTCACAGAAGGCGGGTGCGGGGTAAAGATCATTCGCTGGGCACCTCGACCTCGTAACGAATGACGGGGCCGCCTGCACGCTCAACAATGAGGCGAGCAAGGTTATGGCAATCGACAACCGAACAAATCGGGCGGCATTCGCTATCTAATCGCGATTCCACCTCCGCCAGGCTGTCAGTGCGGCAAACGTCATATTCGCTTTTGCCGAAGGAAACGAGGAAGCGCCCCAGCGTGTGAGAGGGGTCCGTTGTCCTCACCGTGCTGAAGCGGATGCGGTCCTGCGATTCATCAGGAATTTCGTCGCCCGCAAAAACAACTGCGTCATCAATGCGAGTGATAGCCTCCAGCGTCGGAGCAAGCGCCATTTGGGCAATGGCCTTGGTCTGGGAAACATCCATGCCCGCATCGGAAAACAGCTTCATGACGCTGAGCCGGATAATGTCATCCAGCGTCCAACGGGTCCATTTACCATCCGGGTTACCCTGCAAGATTTCGCGCCGCCGCCAATCACGCTGGAGCGCGGGCGAAACGCCGGTAATGGTCGCGGCTTCGGCTGGTGTGAACTCGCGGTCTATCGTGCGAACCGAATACTGCATGAGCGTCTCCTTTCTAAAGCATGTTATATGCCACGGTTAAAACCGTGTCAAGTGCCGCGCTTGCAATTAATCGGATTGTGTCTCAAACTGCCGCTGGACTTACGGTTAAGGGGGGCAGAATGAACCGCGATAAAGAAATGCCGGACGGGATAAAGAAAACCGAACACCCACGCGATATACCCCGCCCAGTCGGACAGCCAAATGAGCCTCATCCTGATGACCGGATGCCGCCCAAGAAGCCGGCTGAACCGCATCAGGACTAAATCCACATAGGCCCCTCCCCCCGGTATTCCTCCGGCCCCTCATCTCGGGCCGCCAGGCCGCAGGCCATGATAAGGGCAACCAGGCCGTCGATGCGGTCAATCGAACGTGCCTTGTTTGGCTTCCTCGCGCCCGCCGGGTCCGTGTCCAGGATCAGATTCCCGGCATTCCATCTGAGAACCGGGTGCATACCGTGGCGCAGCTCACCCGCCAGCAAGGCCGTCTCGAAGGCATCCACCGCCGGGGCCATGTCCTTGAAACCCTGGCCCCAGGCCACAAGCGGCAATTCCACACCTTCTCCGTCCATAATGACTTTCAGATCTTCGATAGCCCATCTGTCGTAGGCCACGCCCTTCACGTCGAAGTCCGCCATGATCCGCGCCAGGCGGCGCACGATATACCGCTTGTCGATGGCCGCGCCCGGCGTCGGCTCGATATGCCCCGCCTTCGCCCATGTCCGGTAAGGAACCCGGTCAACTTCTTCTTTCACCGCTATTCCTTGCTTCGGGCACCAATAGAACGGCAGCACCGCCCCACCATCTTCCGGGAAGTACAGGACAAGCGCCGCCAGGTCACGCACGCTGGCAAGGTCCAGGCCCGCATAGCATGGCTTCCCCTTCAAGGCGCCCACGTCCACCGCCTCGCCACACGCCTCCCATTCTGCCGGATTGATGGCCCTCGGTTCCGCATCCACACGCATGTTGCAGTGGAGATTGAGAAACGCCGGCGCGAAGGTCGGCATCCGCTGCGCCTTGTCGGCTTCATCCGCAATCTGCTCTTCAGAGACAAAAACTCCTAACGCCGGGTTCGCCAGCTTCCAGTTCTCGGGATCGTAAGGGTCTGCATCCTCGGGCACGGCATAGACACGGCCGTGAAAAGACGGATCGTCTATCTCCCCGGAATTGACGCGCCCGGCATAGTCCACCAGCTCGCTCATGAGGTTGACCGGCGACGGCGATTGCGTGCCGATGGCCAGCAACAGGGGTTCCTTGCGCTTGCCCATGGAGGTCCGCAGCACATCGAACAGCTCACGCTTTTTCCACTGGGCAAGCTCATCCGCCACGATGAAACTGGACGCCAGGCCGTGAACAGCCGCCCCGTCACTGGCCAGCGCCCGATAGATCGAGCCGGTTTTCAAATCCTCGATCCGCTTATGGAACCGCTGGACATTGAGCCTGGCCGCCAACCATGGCACTGCAAATATGACCGCCTCCATCTCCGCGAAGATCAAGGCTGACTGGTCCTTGGTCGCGCCGGCAGAATAACATTCGCCCCGTGGTTCCGATTCAGGGCCGGCCAGGTGGCACAGACACAGGAGCGCCGCCAGCACAGTCTTACCCTGGCCGCGAGCGACAGACAGAAGGCCAGTGCGCACACGCCGGTTGCCGTCATCATCCGTGGCATAGACCGCCTCGATCCATTCCCGCTGGAAGGGCAGCAGCTTCACGTTCTCACCGGCCCCATACCCCTTGGTGATGGGCATGGATTCGATGAACGCAATCACCCGCTCAGCACGGGAGAGGTTCGCAGCTTCCCAAGGGCGAGGCCCTGAGGCTTCCGCCAGTTCCGCCGCCTTCTTCATCCGGTTGGCACCGGGTCCACGAGCACCCATCTACTTACTCTCTCGAACTAACTCTATTTTTTTGTCCACCGCCGGTCCTACGCCGTCAGCCCTGAGCGATTTCCCAGCGCTCCATGGGTGCGCAGGGTCCAGTGGCCGCCCGTCTGGATGGCATCCTTTCCTCGGCTTCGTAGAGCGCACCGCCCCTGCTTCTGCCCCTCTCGCTGTCTTGGCGCTATGGCAGGCTGGGCAATAGGATGCCAGGCCGTCATGTCCCGGAAAGGCAGGGCCGCCTTCACTGATAGGCACCACATGGTCAACCGTGTTGGCCAGGGTTATCCGCCCTTCTGCTCGGCAGCCTCTGCACTCAGGCTCGATGGCAAGGTGGGCTGCCCTGAGCCGTGCCCAGGTCGCGGTATTGTATGGCCACTTAGCCATGACGCTGCACCTCCCTCGCAATGGACCTGAGAGCCGCCACTATCTCGGATTTCTCTATGAAATAGCGCTCAGGGTCGCGGTGGTCCGGGGCCAGACGCTGCACCTTGCGGGCTATGTCATGTAGTTTGTTATCGGGCGAAGAACCCTTACCCCCGATAACCCCGATAACCGGATAACCGTTGGCCTCACTCATGGGCTGCACCCCTATGTTTTGCGCGGGTGTAGTCGTCTGCCGTGAAGGTCGATTGGTTATCGGGCCGGTTATCGCTCCGGTTATCGGTCCCAGGGGCGGTAACTTTGGCATGCCCTCCAGAAACCCGGTTTTCTGCGCTTTCCTGCCCTTCTCCGTACCCCCGGTTATCGCGGTTATCGGGGTTATCGGGGTTTATAGGGTTCGGGTGTGAGTATTGGCCTTTTTTGCCTGTTTTCACCACTTCGCCGGCCTTGGCCATCTTGAACAACAGTTGTTTGACATTGTTGCGGGGCAGCCCCAGAGCATCCGCGATTTCAGATGGGGACATGGCTTCTTGGTTATCGGCCAGCAATTCGAGAATAACCGCCCGTTCATCAGACCGGCGAACCTCTGCCGCATCCCCCTGGATAGACCATGCGCCCGCCTCGAAGCTCATGGCCGACTCCTTCTCGTCCACATCCCGGCCCCGGACATAGAGCGTGATGCCATTGCCGTCGCGGTCGAGCACGAGCGTGGTATCGGCGCAGGCCGAAAGCCCGTTGGAGCCTGACAGAGCCTCAAGGGGATCATCAGCGCCGCCCTTCTTGGTATGGTGCAGTCCCACCACAGCGATGCCGTTTTCCATCGCCCATTTCTGGAGCGGTGCCCATGCCGAATAGTCATTCTCGTAGCTATTGCGGTTGGCCGTGCCCGCCGGCTTGATCCTCTGGAGCACGTCAATTACCACAAGCCTCGGCTTCTCTACGGACGCCCGCCAGTCCTCCAGGGCATCAATGAGGCCCTTGTCCAGCTCCGGGGCATCCGTCACCCATTCCAGCCGCGACAGGTCCGGCCTGTGGCGTTCATCTGGAAAGAGAGCATCTATCCGCCGCTGAATGCGGCGCGGGCCGTTCTCCATGTCGATATAGAGCACGTCGCCCTGTTCAACGCCCACAGAACCCATGGCCACGCCCCCACAGGCGACGGCCAAGGCCCAATCAATGGCCAGCCACGTCTTGCCCAGCTTCTGCCGTCCGGCCAGGACGGAAAAGCCTTCCGGCACGTAGTTGGGCACTGTCCACTTTATCGGCTCGAACTTCGTGGCCATGATGGTTTCGGTGTTGATGCGCTCGAACCGGACTTTCGGGCGGTCGCCCTCCTTATTGGCCGGAGCAAACCGGATTACGTCGATGCCGTCCACCTTGGGAAAGCCCGCGGGATTGATTTCACCATTAAGCATTTATGCCACCTTGTCGTTCAGATCCGCGCCGGCCTGGCCTGGCGCGAGGATGATTGTTTCGATGTTCTGAGCATGGAGCCGGTCGCCGGTTGTTCGGGCGGCCTTCTGGCCCGTCCCGGAAGCATCGTTGTCGGCTGCAATCCATACCGCCTCGATGCCGGGCAGTGCCGGGAAGGAGCAAATGCCGTTGGCGCTCAGAAGCGACCAGACGGGCATGTTCTCCAGGTCAGGTAATTCCCTGATGGAAAGCGCCGTCTCGATGCCTTCCCCGATGGCGATTACCGTTTCCACGTCCGCGTCATCAGTCAGCTTCACGGCACCTCCACCAACAGGCCCGAAGCTCAACCGGCCATTGGAGCCCAGGTGCGAGAGTTTCCGGCCATCGGCACCCAGGGCCGTCCGGTGAATGGCCTGCGGCTCATTGGTGATGATGTTGCGGACCAGGGCCACCATGCAGCCCCGCCGTTCCTTCCCGAAGGGGCATGAGGGATGCCAGCGCAGGGCTTCCCCCTGATAGGAGACACCCCGGCCTGCCAGGTACGTCTCAACTGGCGTCCCGCTGATAGGTCCAGCCTCGCGCCAGATGGTGCCGGCACGTTGACTGCGTTCATCAGAGGATGGAGCCTGCCTTATCTGCCGGGGCGGAGATGCCGGGACTGGGGCGAACTCTCCCAGGCCCAGACGCTGGCGCACATGGTCCTTGCACTCCCGCCAGTCGTCGCCGGCATGGGAATGCACGGTAAAGTCATCGCCCATGAAGGTAACGCTTAAGGATCGGTCGCGGGCCGAATGGCCAGGGCCAGGGCAGAGGATACTGGAGCCGCCCACCACATCGCCGCCAAGGGCTTTCGCAGCATTCAGGATATTCATGCCGCACCCCCTTGGGACATTGCCCTGAGAAGGTGGCTTGTGGTATTGTCGATGCTGGAACCGCGCCTTTGGTATCCTATTTTGCCGCCGCTTCCTGCGTCAACAGGGGCGGCGGTTCTCATTTTGAAGGGCGGCCCATCGCGGTTAGACAGTCCGCGAGAAAGCCCTTTCGGTTCAATAGGGCCAAATGGCCAGGTTAGACAGTGTAGTGTATTGGGGCATATGGGTTTCCACAGACCCACCCTCTCCGCCATTGGGCGCCGTGCTCGCAGCCAGAAGAGAGAGTATGCCACCCGGATCGACGCGGGCGCTCAGTGCTGAGGATATTGCCTCGTTCATGCGCGACGGCTTTGTTCGTAT